ATGTTTGATATTGTGAACCTATTTGGTGTAGAAAATCTTACTATCTTTAGATACTTTATCCTTCGAGATAGACAACTAGATCGTTGGGGTAACTTCGTCTATGAAGAAATGATAACTAAAGATTCTCGTTGGAATGATATGCTATTAGAAACCAATGTAGAACGTAAGATAAATGATCTTACTATTCCATATCCATTCGAAAACTTCCTTGAAAAAGGTAATGTGATGGATGTATGGTTTAAGAGAGATAATAAATGGGTTAAAGCTACTCGTGGTACTGACTACGATGTAAATAACTATGATCATTTAGAAATCAAACCAAATGGTTTAGGCAATGGTGCTACTGATATTAGATATAACTTCTATTATGATGATAGAACCAAAGGTGGTAATAATAAAGTAGATACAGATAATTCATTATTCATGAAATTAGATGTAGCTAAGATGAGCCATAATAAGTTCAAATTTACTCCACCTACACCTAACTACATCTCTAGAGGTAATGATTTAATCGTATTCTTAGCTGGCGAACCATTACAAAAAGATGCTTATGATATAGATATCAAAACAAATACTATTACTATTAAACCAACTTATGGTGGTACCACTGATAGAGAAGTATTTGTACTATATCTCTATAATAATTATTCTAATACTAAATTCTCTAGAGTTGATGTATTATCTGAAGATTATGATAAAAAGATCTTTAAAGTACCTGAACCATTTACTAACTACTGTGCAAATGGTAATGGTTTCTTCTTAACTCATAATGGTACTTTTATATCTCCTAGCAGATATACGTTCATTGATACGAATACTATTCAGTTAAACGATACTGATGCGGTACAATACGGAGTTAATCTTACATTCAACTTCATTTATGCTGAAGCTGCAGTATATTCTGATATTACATTAAAAACTCATGTAGAAGTTCTTGAGCATAATGAAGATAGACAAATTGAATTTAAACTTCATCCACCTATCGAAAACTATTTCCGTACTGGATATAAAGTATTCGTTAAGATCAATGATAAGTGGTTAGAGCAAGACTGGTATCAAGCTTATAATAATACTCTATCATTTAATTCTAGAGCTATTGGTGCTAGAAAGACAGATAAAGTAGAAGTTATTTACAGATACGGTCCAGCTGGTATTGAAGCTACTAATATTTCTATGAGTACTCAACGATTAGAAGTTGGTACTAAAGATCAAACTGTTTATCCTAATCTTAAATTCCCAGTTGATGGGTTTACTGCTAAGAATGGTAAAGTAATTGTTGATGTATATGGTAAGTTCCTAGAACCTAATCAATATACTATCAATGAACAAACAGCTACTCTTACTATTAAAGATAAAAACCTCATTACAGACGTTGGTACTACTATTAATATCTCGTATCTTTATGGTATTGAATCTTCTGAAGCTATTAAAGTTACAGAAGAATTAATCGAAGTATCCAGAGATGGTCAAACTGACTTTGGTATTAATGTACCATTCTCACCTTACTTTGCAACTCTACAAGGTGCTATGGTTTCTCATAGAACCCGTATCGTAAATCCAAATAATATTAAATTTACAGATACAAGCGTTTCTATTAAAGGTAGAAACTTTAAGAAAGGTGAAACTTTCTCCATTATCTATTTCTTCAATAATAAGTACTTGCTCAATGCAGCTAATCGAGTTATTATTGAGAATAAAACTATTACTACAGAAGATGCTGTTGATAATGATTTACAAATCAAGATTCCAGTTCCATTTGAAAACTTCATTCAAAATAATTGGAAATGGTATGTAAGTTCCAATGGTGTAGTTATAGATCCAAGTCTATATGAAATAGTAAATGGTAACTTATCGTTCAAGAACCCTAATGATGTATTGAAGTATCCTAATCTTACATTTACATTCATTTATCTAGATGATCCTTATTATATCTTTGAATCTTCTGAAGAAGATGTAGATAAAAACTTCGACTTGAAATTCGTTGGTGTTCCATTAGATAGAGAATACTTCGTAGATGATATTATGGCTAAGTCTAATATCAAACCTTATGACTTAATGACATTAGAAGATGTATTCTGGGATGGTGTAGGTGCTGAAGATGATTTGGTTACAGCACATGAGAAAGTTAAACATCAAATTCTTAAGAAGAAGTTTAACTATGCTCGTACTAAATACTTCGCTATTAACTACTTGATGGATATTGCAGATATGTCATTCCAAATAGCTTATTTCTATAACCTATTATTCGATGATTTCCCTGCAGAAGAAGACTTAACCGTTACTCTTCCTAATATTTCCACAGCAAAAGAATTTAAAATTGGTCATGTGTTCTCTTATCTTACAGCTTTAGCTTATCTTGATCAAGATACAGAAGATAAGATTATGGATACTCCATCTAAGATCATGTATATCAAAGGCTTTAATATGCACGCTGATTTACCTGCTCTTAAAAAAGAAATTCTTAAAGCTAGACAAACTTTAGATATGTATCCAGTATGGGACTTCTTTATTCCAGAAAAGCGATTAAAATCTATAGAAGAGTTCACTACTCAATATAAAACCAATAAAAAGGTTTATGATACAATCACCTATGGTATGGGTCATGCTACTAAGTATAGATATTATAAGATCTGGAAAGATCTATATGATTCTATGATGATTACTGAGTTCAATCTTACCTACTTCAAGAAATCTGATGGTCATACTGCTACAACGTTTACTGATTTCTTGAAAGATAAAGATACTGTTCTTTATAACAGTATTAAACGTATTGCTTCTATCACAGATAGAAGTACTCGTAAAGAAAAGATTGCAGAAACTGTATCTAACGTAGCATATCTATTAGAAAACTATTTTGGTGGTTATGAATTCCATCATATCTTTGATAGATTCCCTGGTGCATCCGAAACTTCATTGATGGATTATGCTTTTACTATCATAAACTTCTTTAAATCTTATAAGATTTCTATGATTTCTAAAGGTGACTTTATTCAATTTAGTAATAATGATCCTCGGATTAACTTTATCCGTCCTATCGATGATATCGAAATAACAGTAAACCTCAATAAGGTTGAGTATTTTGATATCGATATGAATGTGACTTATGAATCCGCTATTCATACTTCTAAATATGAAAAGATTCCTGTCTATGATAGATTGACTATCAAATCTACTAGTACAAATACAGATCCTAAGTTTGATCAAGAGTTCGTTGTTCATATTCAACAAACACAAAACCAAACTATTAGAGTTCTTCATAATGGAGAATATTATACTGAAGACTTCTTTGCCAAATATGGTGATGAGTTTGAAGTAGAAATTATTCCAGATGATGGTTATAAAGCAGGTTATCCTTCTTATAATAAAGGTATTATAGTAAAAGATCTTACTATTACAGCAACCCCTGCTGTTTCTACTAACTATCGTGTAGTTATTAGACCACCACATCATACTACAATCACAGTATATGAATTCGATCCAGAAAATCCTGATAATGTATTGGCTACTCATACTGAAACATTTGAAGTTAAAGCTGGTACTAGAATTGCTGTAGATGTAGAAAGTGATTTTGGTTGGACTCCTGGTGTAGCTAATATCACTTCTGGTATCATTAACCATTATACTATTATTACTGCTAGCGAGCCTATTAGACAAACTTCTAAGTTTACTATTGGTCATGTACCAACACATCAAAAGATTGAACTTAAAGTCTTTGATGATGATGGTATTGGTTATCAAGTATATACAGTAAATGGTAATGATAGCACAGATGGTAAAGGTGTAGATAATAAATACTTCAATATTCCAACATTTGTTGGTGTTAAGTATGAAGCTAAGATAACTTCCGATTGGGGTTATGATCCATCACCATTGAAATATAATCTCCCTAAAAAGGATATGTTTAGAAGTGACAATGTTGTATTTGATTTAGAAGATTCTAAGCTTACCCAATTTACATTCACTATAGATAAATTCGAAGACCAAACTATCTCTGTTGTAGTTGATGGTGTAACTCATACTGAAACTTTCAAAGTTCCATATTTAACTGAATATGAAGTAAATATTGAAGGTAAAGGTAATCATGTACAAGGTAAATTACTGGTATATGATAAAGATGGTATTCGAGTTCCATCTACAGGTGTTGTAAATGGTGATATGAGAGCTACAGCAACCGCTTCTAGAATTGCTAGAGATTTCAATATCAAAGTAATTCAATCTGATAAACAACAAATCACTGTTCGTTATGATGGAACTGATCATACTACTTCATTTGTAGCTAAAGAAGGTAGACAATACTCTGCTACTATTGTAAGTATGGATCCTAATTATGATGCTGGTGAAATTTACAATAAAGAAGGTATTGTTCGAGGTGATACTGTAATCTATGCAACTCCTGCAACTACTAAAGTATGTAGAGTTAATATAGAACAAGATGATCATCAAACTATTGTGGTTACATTGAATGGTAAAGAATATACTGAATCATTTGATGCTCACTATGGTGATTTAATTACAGTAGCTGTAAAACCAGATAATGGATTTATAGCTGGTGCTCCTAGTACTACAATGGAACGATTAACTTCTCCTAGTATAAATATTGAAGCTAGTATGCCTACTAGAAAGAAATTACAAATCCATGTTCGTAATCCATGGCCTACACGTCAAACTATGAACGTTAATTTGAACGGTATTGATTATCCTATTACTAAAGCTGATCAAATTATTCAAGCTAACTTTGGTGATGTGTATCTAATTACTAATAGTGATACATTTGGTTACTATCATGCTAATTATACAGTAAATGACGATATTGTACAAACCGACACCATTGGCTATTCTGGTACTGTTACTTACAATATTGACGTTACTGCAGAAAAACCTAGAGCTAAGTTATTCGATGCTACTGTAACAGATAGAAAATATCAACACACTAAAGTTAAATTCTATGACGAAGATACTGGTGCATTGATTAGAACTGTCGACGGAACTACGACAGTTCAAATCCCATATGGTAGTAGATATGAAGTAGAATTATCTGTAAAAGATAACCCTGGATTTACAGTACGTACTGGTTTCTTACCACAATATACTGGTAGATTTGAAGGAAATAAAGAATTCAAACCTACTCCAGCTGCTAGGGTAACAACTACATTTACAGTTGGTCTTTCTAGATGGGTAGAAAATAGTCAACATATCCTATACGGTTCTGGTGGTAGATGGCAAGGACGGGATAAATACTTCGGTCCTTTAATTGACGCATGGTTTGAAGATGAACTTCGATTTGTTTCAGATAATATCAACCCACCTAAATTAGCTGGTTTCGACTTAGTCGGGATTAATAATTTAGGAGATCAGCGTAAAGTAATGGCTGGTGAAGGTAAATGGGATCAAACTAAATCTATAAGTTTTGAAGTCAATATAAATGGTAAATGGAAATCAATTGCTAACTATATTAGCAAAGATAATTTATTTAATGAATTCCAAGATACATTCATAGCATTATGGGGTACTCAAATTCCTAGAGAATTTGGTCCTGATTCTGGTGCTATGGTTATTGATGCTGACTTACGTGTTATAGAAAAAGATCTTGAAGCCAATGTTCCAGCTGCAACTAACCACAAGAAATATCAATTACGCTTCTTAGCTTCAGATAATGATTATTAAGGAAGGAAAGGTTATGGAAAAAGAACTAATCTTAAATGACAAGATTAAAAGAGATAATGACAAGTATAAAATCTTAGATGGTCATCGTCTCAAAACTAAAATTACGGCATACTATACTGACACAGGTGAAGAAATCTTTACTCGTCATAATATGCTTACTATTGCTGGTGGTGCTTTCTTAGCAAGAGCATTGTTTGATATTAATAATGTGGAAATTACTCCTAGTTATAATACAGCTCTTAACTTAGATGGTACTATCAATACTACAACTACTACAGAAAAGAATAGAGTTTATTTATTCTGTGTAGGTAAAGGTGGTTGTGGTAGAGAAAACTCTCAAGTATATGCAGAAAAATATGCTTCTTGGATCACTCCAGAAAATATTGTACCATTACAATACTTGACAGCAGGAGAATCTCTTAACGAGTATGAAAAGAAAGTTTACTTTGGTAAGAAGACAGGTACAACTGCTACTTCTTATTACTTTAAACGATTCGATTCAGATCCTCGTATGATTCAACAATTAACCGATGGTACACCTATTGATGGTTCTATTTATGATATGGTAACTACACAAGATGCTGAAACAATTGTAACTATGCAGTTATCTATTTCTAAATCCGACTGTCGTGATTATTTCATTAATACAACAGGTCTTAACGATGCACGTATTAATCAAATCTCTTTATGTACAGCTTGGTTAAAAACAGATGATCGTGGTAATAAAGTATATCAAGATATCCGTCCTGCTACTATCTTGAACTTCCCTAATGAACCATTGATCGATACAGAAAAAGCAATTACTATTTCTTATTCTGTATATTTCTAGTAAAATAATTAATTTTAATACACCTATATACACTTTATTGATGCAGGGAGAGTAAACCCTCTACTCAGTCACCCTGTATCCAACTACGATTCTTCATGGTTTGCCGTGAAGTTTCC